TCACCGCTGGCCCCGCTTCCAGTCGTCGAGCCGGGCGTGGATGGTGACGGCGATGCCGATCAGCGCGATGGCGATCAGCACCCAGCGCAGGGTGTCGAGGTAGGGGATCAGCGGCTGGATGGTGGTCTGCGTTTCGGCAAGAACGTCCTGCAGCACTTCCACCCCTGCCGCACCGACAGTCGCGGCACCCGCCGCGCCGCCACCGCGCAGGGTGCGGCTTTCCGACAGCACTTCGCGCGCAGGCGTCAGTTCCGGCGCGAAGGGCACAAGACGTGCCGGAAAGGGATCGCCCCAGGACCGGGCAGGGCCGAGGTCGATGTGCATGAAGCCGGAGCGCGGATAGTATCCGAACCCCAGGAAGCCCACCGCCCTCGCGGCCGCCTCGAAGGCTGCGGGATCATGGTTTGCCGTGGCGATGTCAAAGGCCGTGCCCTGCATGTGCTTCGAGGCCGGGGCCCCGCCGACAGCACGGTTGTGTTCGGGGCTGCGGTAGGCAGAGCGGATGATCAGCGGCTTGCCGAGGCGGTCGCGCAGGGTCTGCAGCTTGTCCATTGCTTCGGTGTTGATCTTGATCGCGCCGGTGCCGCGGCAGGCGATCTCGGCGGCCGAGAAGTTCGGCCAGCGCCAGGCAGTCGCTGGCACATCGCGCCAATGGGGATAGGTCAGGGTCGGCATGGTGGATCCTCCAGATGAAAAAACCCGCCCCCGCGCGGCAAGGCCGCGCAGACTTTAGGTTCTGGCGGGCATTGCCCGCCGGGGGCGGGGGACATGGTCGTTGTGGTGTGGTCGCCAGGCGGTCAGTCGGATCGGCCGCGCTGGAAGGCGTCGAACAGCATGTCCCGCATGGATCGGATGTCCGTCTCGATCCGGTCGAGGCGGTCGCCATCGACCTTGCGATCTTCGCTGCGCTGCTTGTCAGTCCGGTCGCGTTCGGTGATGAGTTCGCGATCAAGGCGATCCAGCAGGGCCTCGTTGGTGAAGGCCTTGCGGGTGATCGCCGCGATCAGGGCCATGGTGCCGCCGATCAGGGCAGTCAGCGCGGCGGTAATCCCGTGGTCCCGAAAGGCCCGCGCGACCTCCCCGGCGCGAGTGGTCTGGTCGTTCATGATGGTCCTTTCGCTATCGCGGTCCTGCGGTTCAGAAGTCGGTTTCGAGGTAGACCCCGGCGCAGTCGTAGGCGACGGCGGCCGCTGTCGCGCCGGTGTTCATGAAGAGGCGCGGTGAAAGGAACTGAGTGGTCGCTGGCAGGTCGGCGGTGATCTCCTGTTCGAAGACCGCGCCGGAAACCTCGTCGACGACGCGCACCCACACGGATGACCCATTCGGCGGGGCCGCGATGAACAGGGTGAGCACGCCGCCCGTGGCGACGGCAAAGCTCGCCCCCATGTCATTCAGGGTCGGCGCCCCGGTGCCGTCGTTCGCGACCAACTGCCAGCGGGTGTGCGTCCCGCGCTGGAAGCCGATGCCGATGCAGTTGATGGCGGCGGCCAGCGCCAGCGTGGTGGCGAGCGCGGCGGTGGAGCCGTAGAGGCCGAAGAAGCCCATCCCGGTCGCCTGCAACGTCGTCAGCGAAATCCGCGTGACAAAAGTCCAGCCGCCGAGGCCCGCCGCGTTCCCGCGCCAGCAGGCCCAGCCTGCGGATCGCTGGTCGGCGACCGAGTCCACGACGGCCGCCGAGGTCAGGCGCCAGCGCCGCATCGAGGCGGCCAGGTTCGTCGCGGCCAGCGTCGGGTGCGAAACGGTGCCGACCGAGGTGATCGGCATCCCTTCGGTGGTGATCGTCGTCGTGACCGAAGGTGACCACGTGGCGATCCGGTTCACCCCGAAATGCGGCTGCAAAGGGAAATCCCGTCCCGAGGGACGCATGACGTCGATCCATGGCGCCCCGGCACGGCTGCGCGCATAGACGGCGGCCTTCCCTGAGGGCGGCGGGGTCGGCGCGGCGCTGAGGCCGGGCAGGACCGTCGGTTGCGGCAGCTCCAGCTGGCCGCTGGTACGGTCGATCCGGATCGCGTCGAAGAAGGCTGACCCGTCCGGACTGACCTTGAAGCTGAAATCGTCGTTGCCCAAGAGGCCGATCAGCGCCCGCGCTGAAAACCCGGTCTTGAAGGCGAATGCGGCGTCGTTTGCCGGGGCCGCCTTGTTCACCGTCGCTTCGATGCCCGCGCCTGCATTGTTCAATAGGACTGCGGGCGTGTTCACCGACACTCGGTTGTAACTGTCGGCCGTGGCCCCGCCGAGGCCGAGCAGCTGCGCGGTCAGGTTCGCCTGCTGCATTCCGACCTGCGTGACCGCATTGGCGAAGGTGACGGTGGGCGTGTTCACCACCGTCGTGCCGCCCGCGCCAGCCGTCGCAGAGCCTATGTTCACGACCGTCGTCGACCCGGACGCGCCGCCGGTGCCGATGTTCACGGTCTTGGTGACGCCCGTGGTCGTGGCCCCGGTGCCCATGCCGTAGGTTGCGGTCGTCGTGGCCGTGCCGATGCTGGCGCTGGCCGCCGAGACGGTGACTGTGCCCGAGGCGGTCAGCGTCCCCGAGAAGCTCTTGTTGCCCGTGAAGGTCTGCGTCCCCGCGAGGATCGCCAGTTCGGAGGATGTGTTTGGCAGCGTGAAGCTGCGCGTGGTGCCTGCGCTGATCCCCGCCAGCGAGAAGGTGGCCTTCTTCGTCGGATCAGCGTCGTTCACCAGGCTGAACACCGCTTCCGACACGTCGCGCGGCTCGCCCACAACGTCCCACGCGCTGCCGGTCCAGACGAGGAACAGCCCCTCGGCCGCGACCCACACAAGCCAGCCGGTGCGCGGCACCAGCCGGAGCCATGCCCCGTCCACCCAGAAGGCGATGTTCAGATCCCATCCTGCCCAGAGGCCAGTGGCGCCGGAGGCCACCAGATGCCGGTTGCCATCTGCGGGACTGGCGGGCGGGGCCGTCCGCGTGCGGTCGAGGACCGACAGCTGCACCATCGCATCAAGCAGCCGCAGGGCCTCGTTGTGGGTGACATGCTTCTGCGCCTGGGCGGCCAAGAGGTAAGGCAAGCCCAGATGGGTCGTGGTGTCGGACATGGGAAATCCCGTCAGAACTGGAGGGTCACGGTCGCGGGCGTTCCGCGGCCGAGGCGGTTCGAAAGCTGGAAGATACGGATCGCCAGCGTCTGGCCGGGGCCAAGGGGCGCGCCCCAATCGGCTGTCTGCTGTGCGGCGGTGTAGAGGACAGAAGCTATGCTGCTGGTCAGCGTCCGCTTGACGGCCGCCCCGTCGAGGATCTGCACGTCGTAGCCTTCCAGGTCTTCCGCTAGCGGCACCTCGACCTGCTCCCAGGCGTCGGCGACCAGCGTGCGGGAGCGGCGCGTCCAACGGATCGTCAGATCGCCCGGGCTGCGGGCCGTTCGCCATGGCTGCTCGACATGGACCGGGGCGAAGGGGACGACGCCCCGCCCGGTCGGCGTGAAGCCCTGCGCGGCATAGCTTGCGTCACTGACCGCCCGCGCTGCTGGGCCGACCCGCCAGTTCCAAGGCAGTCCAAGATCGGCCTCGGCGATGGGTAGGGCGGCCAGCGTCGTATCCAGTACAACGACCCGCGCACCAGCCGGGGCCGTATTGCCCATCGCAAGTTCCGTTCCGCGCTGGCCGCGCAGGAGCCGGGTCAGGCTGTACCTGCTCGGCGCGATCAGTTCGGCCGCGCCTGCCTGCACGATCTCCCATTGGCCAGCGGCGCTCTCGACCGCCAGCGCATTGGCCCCGCCGAACAGCGCGACGTCTGTCACGCTTTCCAGTGTGCCTGACAGCAGATCGACGACCAGAGCGTTGCCCAGATCGAAGCGCGAGGTCGGCCCCGGAAAGAAATCGAAGGCCAGCGTCCCGATCCGGGCCCGACTGCCGAAGGTCGTCAGCAGATTGAAGCCATCCGTCGAGGCGCTGCGGAACACGGCGATCTCGCCAGGCCATGGGCTGGCATGGGCGGCGATCAGGGGCCGATGTGCAGGCTGGCCCTCGCTGATCTGCGGCAGGTCCAGCATCACCACCTCGGGCATGCCGAAGACGACGGGGCTCGAAAGCGAAGCCGGGCGGGGATCGCCGGGCGGCAGATCATAGGCTGCGCGGTCCTGACGCACTGCCTCGATCCCGCGTGCCTCAGAGTCGGCGACAGAGACGAGGCGGAACTCGACCTCGCGGCCGTCATGCGCGAGGCGGATCACGTCGGCGGGATCGAGGGCGAGCCGCGAAGGCGGCAGGCGGAAGGTGGCGCTTTCCCGGCCGATCCAGGCTTCCATCAGCGCGCGGCGGCAGCGGCGTTCCGCCTCCTCGGGCGGGATGGCCATCGGGAAGGACTCGGACGCGATGCGGGTGGTGTCGACGGTGATGCGCCGCGCCTCGACAAGGGCCGCGTCATAGTCCTCATCCGCCCGCGCGACCTGCCACTTCAGGGCCTGCGGCAGTTCGGTCTCCTGCGCGCGGGTCAGTTCCAGCGCCTCGCCTTCGCGGCTGGCGACCAGATCATCCACCGTGAGGGTCAGGCTGGATGCCCGCCCGCGCATGATGAAGCGGATTACCCCCTCCGTCTCGATGGCATCGAAGCCGAAGTGGCGGGCCAGCGTGGAAATCGACGCGCGAGGGCTTTCCAGCGCCCCGATCACATAGCCCTCGACCGCGCCCCAGAGGCCGGTGACGTCGATCAGGCTTTCCGCAAGCCCGGCGCGCAGGCAGAGGTGCCGCACGAGGGCCGCCAGCGACACCGCACCGAGCCGTCCGGTCAGCCAGTGCCCGAGCCGCCAGTTGGGGCCATCCGTCCAGATGCCGGTCAGTTCGGGAAAGAACGGATAGGGCCGCGCATCCCAGGTCCAGGCGGCGCATTCGGGGACATGCACCATCCGGCCACCGTAGACGGATGAGGTCGGATTGTTCGCGGCCTGACCCCACCAGAGATAGCTCGCCTCGAGGTAGGCACGCTGGATCGCGTCATCCCGCCAGCCGCGGGAGAAGTACGGTGTGAAGCTCTCCGACGACTTCGGGTCGAAGAAGACGTTCGGCTGGTTCGTGCCGCGGTCGATGGCGGGGCAGCCCAGTTCGGTGAACCAGACCGGCTTGGACTGCGGCACCCATGCGGTCGGCGTACCGCTTTCCACCCCACCCGGTCGGTTGAAATGCGGGTTCGACCACCAGGCGCGCAGATCCTTGTATCGGAACACCCAAGGTTTGCCCGCAGCTCCATCCGTGATGGGCGTCCGCAGTTGAGCCGACCGGTCGGCCAGGCTGGCATAGAACCAGTCGAAGCCCTCGCCGCCTGCGATGTTGGCCTGCAGGTAGCCGCGATCATGGTTCGCGGGCCAACCCTCCAGCGCATCGGCATGGTCGAAGCCGTCGCGCCAGTCGGAGAGCGGCATGTAGTTGTCGATGCCGATGAAATCGATGTTCGCGTCCGACCACAGCGGATCGAGGTGGAAGAACACGTCCCCTGTTCCATCGCCCGGTTGGTGACCGAAATACTCCGACCAGTCCGAGGCGTAGCCCACCTTGGTGCCGGGCCCGAGGACTGACTTCACGTCTGCCGCCAGGGCCTTGAAGGCGGTCACGGCGGGATAGGTGCTGGCGCCGGAGCGGATGGTGGTCAGCCCGCGCATCTCGGTGCCGATGAGGAAGGCATCGACCCCGCCCGCGACGGCGCAGAGATGGGCGTAGTGCAGGATCATCCGGCGCAGGCCCCAGTCACCCGATGGGCCGGTCCAGCTGACGCTGTCGCCCGATACCGCGAACTGTGCCGGGGTGGCTGCGCCGAAGAAGGCCGAGACCTGCGTCGCGGCAGCGGCGGTCTTGTCCGCGGTCCCGGCAAAGCCTGCCGCCGGAGAACAGGTGATCCGGCCCCGCCAGGGGAAGCTGGGCTGACCCGGAGTGGCGGCGTTGTTCGAATAGGGGTTCGGCAGGGTATTGCCGGGCGGGACGTCCATCAGCAGGAAGGGGTAGAAGGTGACGCGCAACCCGCGCGCCTTCATCTCGCGGATCGCCTGCACCACCGCGAAATCCGCAGGCGTGCCGCCATAGACCGGCCGGTCCTCGACGTCGCGACTGACGAGATGGGCATTCGCCCGCGCCACGCCGTTGACCGTCCAGACCTTCGGGCTGGTGACCTTGGTCGCCACCTCGACGCCGGGCTTGATGGTGCAGTTCCCCGAGCGCAGGTCGTTGCCGAACCAGGCGACGACGAGGCTGATGCTCTCGACGGCCGGGGCCATGGCCTGCAGGCGGTCCAGCGCCACGACGATGTCGGCCTCATCCGGCAGCGCATTCAAGTTCTCGGCCGAGGTGGTGCCACCGGTTGTCTGGCCGAAGACCGTGGTCGTGGCGCCCACGGTCTTACGGACAGCCTCCGTGGCATAGGTGAACTCGCCCGAAGCGGGGATCATGGTCACGGCCTTGACCAGCCCCTCGGCCGTGTCGGGGTCGGCCAAGGGCCGGAAGACCTCGAAGGACAGTTGCGGCAGGCGGTTGCCGTAGGTCGCAAGCGCCAGTTCCTCGAAGACGACATAAGCGGTGCCGCGATAGGCCGGGGTGTTGGCGGCGCCCATCTTGGCCGCAATGAACGGATCGGCCGCTTGCGCCTCGTTGCCCGGATACCAGCGCCAGGTGATCCCGGTCATGTCGAGCGGCCTGCCGTCGGCCCAGATGCGGCCGATGCCGGTGATCGGACCCTCGCAAAGCGCCACCGCGAAGCTGGCGTAGTAGAGGTACTCGGTCGTCTGGACCCGCCCGCCGCCGCCGCCCTTGCCGCCGCCCTGTGTGGTGGTCTTCGTCTCCTCGCGGAAATCAGTCGCCCAGACGATGTTGGCGCCGATGCGCATGCGGCCGTAGAGGCGTGGGATGATGGCGCCTTCGGTGGCCGAGGTGATGCGCAAGCTGTCGAGGCGTTGGCCCTCGATCTTCTGCGCGGGCGCCAGCGAGGACACGATCCAGCTGTCGACCACCGATCCGATGGTCGAGCCGATGAAGCCACCGATGGCAGCGCCAGAGAAGCCGAGGATCGCGCCTCCAAAGGCCCCGCCGATGGCGGAACCGACGGCGCCGAGGACAAGCGTGGCCATGGGAAAATCTCAGCGTGAAGGGAACAGGAATGCGAAGGCGATGCGCCGCCGCCATGCGGTCGTGAGCGGTTGCTCGATCACGCCGAGGCGGTCGTAGGCGTGCAGGAATGTGTCGGGGCCGGTGAGGATCCCGACATGCTTGGCGATCGCGCGGGGCATCATGCGAAACAGGATCAGCGCACCGGGCCCAGCTTCGGATGGATCCAGTTCCGGCATCATCCGTCTCGCGCCGTCGGCCAGCACCTCGCGCGGCCCCGTCTCACCCCAGTCTCGGCTGTAGGGCGGAATGGGAAACGGTTCCGGCCCCACCACCTCGCGCCAGATGCCGCGCGCGAGGCCGAGACAGTCGCAGCCCACCCCGCGCAAACTGGCCTGGTCGTGATAGGGCGTGCCGAGCCAGGAGCGCGCGACAGCGATGACGATGGCAGGATCGGCGGTCTTCACAGCACCGCCCCCTCGTGGCCGCCATCCTTGGTGGCGTAGCGAAGGACTGCGTCCTGGCCCGGGATGTGCGGGAAGCCGCGGAAGTTGGCGACATTGGCGAACTTCGCGCCGCAGGTGGCGAGGCGCTTGTCGCAGCCCGCCCGGACCACGAAGGTATCCGTCGTCACGATCGGGCGCACCGGGGCTTCCAGCAGGGTCAGGATCGCGACGCCATCGACGAGGTTATGCGACAGCACCTCGACCCGCCGCCCGACGTTCGCGCCACTGGTCCATTCGACCAGCCCGAAGGCGAACCAGCCCGCCGCGAAGCTGCCGAGGCCGGAGGCGGTGAAGGCGCGGTCGCGCAGCACATCGATGACCGCGCCGGTCCCTTTGAAGGCCGATGCCTCGAGGTTCACGCCGCAGCGCGAATCACCCAGCGCGGCATCGCAACTGGCCTGAAACGTCCGCCCCACCGTCTGGCCGAGGATATGGGCGAGGCTGCGCACCTCGGCCACGAAGGCCAGCCGCCCGCGCCGGATCTGGCCGATGGCACCGCGGCGCAGCAGCACGCGCTGCGCCGGTGCCGACCAATTCACCCTCCAGACCTCGACCGAGGCATTGTCCCAGCGGCCGTCGAGGATGTCGGTCTCTGTGATCCGGTCAGAGGACAGCACGCCTTGCGCGTCCTGCGCATCGACCGAGAGGTCGGAGCCGGATCGCACCTCTGACGCGGTCAGCCCGCTTTCCGGTTCGAACTCGGTGCCGTCAAAGGTGAGGGTCCGGTCATGGTCGGTGAAGCCGAAGGTCATGCCATCGGCGCGGGTGATGCGCCAGCACCAGGCGAGGGTCGTGGCGCCTTCGTCGAGATGGGCTTGCACCGCGGGCGGAAGGGATTTCACTTCCGCCCCCAGCCGCGCAGCAGGGCCACGGAGGCCAGGAGCGAAGACACGACACCTCCGGTCGCGCCGGTCAGGGCATAGAGATTGAAGGGGCGAATATCGAGCGTGCCGGTTGCGAGGTCGAAATCTGCCAGCCCTGCCACAGCGAGGCCGGAGGCGGCAAGGCAGGCCAGATAGACGAGGCCACGTGCGAGGGTCCAGTTCATGGTCATGCTCCGATCAGGGTCTTGAGGAAGGTGAAAATGCGGGTGGTCAGGCTCGGCGCCGCCTGCACGGGCGCGGTGCTGGTGGCGGCCGTGGAAGGGGCAGGTGACATAGGGGTTGAGGGTGGATTGAGCAGCGGGCGCAGCAGTGCCAGCGCCTCGGTCTCGCTGAGCCGCCGGATCGGCCGCGAGAAGTCGACCCGGCCGTTGCGGTCGACCGACCAGACCGGAATGGTGCCGGTCGGGTAGCGGCCCTTAGCGAAGAGATCGCGCTCGGTCTCGCGTCGGGACCGGATGGCCGCAGGGCGCAGCCAGCCCATGAATGCCGCAGCCGCTGCTACCCGGTCGCCCGCGTTCAGGTGCCGTGTCAGCAAGGCCTTCGCGATGCCGCCGGTGTTGTAATGGAAGGAGACCAGCGCATCGAATTCGTGGGGTTCCAGCGGCACCTTCACGGTGCGCAGCACTTCGGCCTCGTAGGCGGCGAGATCGGCGCGGAACAGCCGGAACGCCTCGCGGATCCCGGCGTCGAGATCGATTGGCATCCCGCGCGGCATCCTTGCTGGATCGGGCGGACCGGCGGCGGGGGTGTGACCGATGCCGAAGGTCCAGACGTCCTTCACATCGAGATAGGGTCCGGGCACGACGCCTTCGTGCCGGATCAGGGCCAGTAGCCCCCGATCAGAGGTTTGCATGGGATTACCCGAGGGTTGAGAGGAAAAAGATCAGGAAGGCGACGGCGAGGCCGATGCGCAGCCGGTGGGCAAAGGCCTGTCCGGGGTCCGCGGGATCGCAGCGCAGCGAGCGGGCAAGGCGAAGGATCTCATGCATCAGCGTCATCCTTCCCGGCGCGGCGGAGCCTGGCGAGGATGAGCTCGATGAAGGCGGCCCCGAAGACGCCGACCAGGTAGGCGGCCGAGCCGACCGCCCCGCCTGCGGCGACGGCGCCATCGGGCAGACCGAGCCATTCCGCCACGATCACGATGGAGAAACTGCCCATCCCTGCGGCGATCAACCCGCCGAGCAGGACATGGCGCAGGGCTTCGCGCAGCGCCATCCGGGTGGTCAGGGCATTGGTGGCACCGCCCAGCGCGCCCCAGAAAGCCAGCATCAGCGCCGTCGAGGCAGCGATCTCGCGCCAAAGGTGGGACCAGAAGGATTCGTCGTTCATGTACGGAGTTCCACGAGGGGGATCGAGTTGATCGACCCGAGACGTTCGAGATCGAGGGTGACGTCGAGGACGTCGGTGTCGAAGCGGACGGGAACGTCGAATTCGAAGCCTGCGGTGATGGCGACGCCTGCGGCGGGAGCCGTGGTGAAGGTGATGAGACCGGTTGAGGTAGAAACCGACCAGCCGGAGGCCTGGGGCGTGCCGTTCAGGGCGATGGTGACGGTGCCCGCGACAGGCTTGGTGATGGTCCGCGTCCAGGACTGCGCGCCGGAGGTGTAGCGCTTGGTGAGCTGAAACAGGGTGACCGCTCCATTGCCGGTGCCAATCGGCTGGTTGATCGGGCCCGGCGTCTGCGATGGCAGGCAGGACTTGAAATCGGCCCAGTCCTTGAAGCGGAAGCCGTGGAGGCGCCCGTTCCGGGCCTCGAAGAAGGCCATGACTGCCGCCAGATCGTCGGCGCGGCGGATGCCGTAGGCGACGTCATAGCGGCGGCGGCTGTTGGCCCAGCTGGCATTGCGCTCCTCGGCGCCCGAGGCCAGTTCGACAATCTGCGTGCGCCGCTCCGGGCCGCCGCGCGCTCCGCGGCTGATGTTGTCCGGAAACCTGACCTCGTGAAACGCCATCACATCCCCCTCCGACCCAGCGACACGGCACGGGCGATGTCGCTCGCGATCTGCGTGCGGGATTGGCGGAAGCTGTCGGCATCCCGCGCGTTGATCGTGACGTTGACAGTCGGGGCGCTGGCCTGGCCGTAGCCTGCCGCTTCCCGTCGCGAGAGCACCCGCTCCCCGCGCTGAAGGATCGCTGGCACCTCGTCAGGTCGCAGCCCGGCCCAGCCGCCGTTGTGCATGCGCGGGGCACCCGCAAAGGCCAGCGCCGGGACCATGCGTCCGGGTCCAGGGGCGCCGACCATGCCGCCCCCATGCAGGATATTGGCAAAGATCCCGCCCGCCCCGCCCAGCGCGCCGGAAAGGGCGTTCGCAATAGGGCCGAGGATGAAGCGCCGGGCGGCGAGCTTCGCGAGGTCGGCGATCATCGAGGTGACCAGGTCGCGGAAGTCGAGCTTTCCGGTCTTCACGAAGTCGCCGATGGCGTTCTCGGCCGAAGTGAAGGCCCCGACCAGCGCGCTGCCGATATCCCCACCGATGTGGCGCGCCTTGCCGGCATAGTCGGCGAGCGCGGCGGTGACAGCCTGCCAGCCGGTGAGGGCGGTGTCCGCGCCTTGCGCCGCAGCCGTCCCTGCGTCGCGTGCAGCGCCGCCAGCGCCATCTGCGGCGGTGGCGGTGTCGTTCAGCCCGGAAGTCAGGGCATCGGCAGAAGCGGCCGCATCCGCCAGCGCGGTTTCTGCTTCGGTCCCCGTGCCGGTCACCGCATCCTTCAGCGCCTGCCAGCTGGCGAGCGGCCGACCGGCGGCATCGGCGAGCATCCCGGCCGCCTCGCGATAGCCGTCGGCCCGGGCGCGGGCATCGTCAGCCATGGCCCCGAGCCCGAGATCGGGTGGTTCCAGATAGGTCCGCGACAGCGCGGCCGAGAAGGCATCCGCGGCTGCGGCACCGGCTGCGGTCGCGGCCCCTTCAAAGGGATTGCCGATACGCCCCAGTTCCACCGGATCGAGGATGCCGATCCGCACGCCACCTTCGCCCGTGGCCCACTCTGGCAGCAAGGCCAGCGCCGTGTTCAGGGTCCCGATGAAGCTGTTGATACGGGTGACGACACCGTTCAACATCGCCTCGACGCCGGAGATCAGCCCGTTCGCGGCCTGAAACGCGAAGTCTCCGATGGCCCCCGGCAGGCTGCCCCAGATGGCGACGGCCGCGTCATAGGCCCCCTGGAAGATCGCGGCTGTCCGGTCGCCGAAGCTGACGACGCCCGCAATGGTGCCCTCGAGAGCCGAGAGACCCGCTGCCTTCAGGCCCTCCCATCCGGCCGCCATGCGGGCGAGTGCGGCGTCCAGCGACAGGCCGATGCGGGACCAGACCTCGCGCGCCAGATCGCCGAGCAGGCGGAAGGCTTCGCCCACACCGCCGACCCGGGCCACCAGCTGCGAGAACTGATAGACCAGCTCGCCCGCGCCAACGATCAGCGCACCGATGCCGGTGCGGATCAGGGCGCCGCGCAGGAACACGAGCGCCGTGGCCAAGCCGCCCACCGACAGGGCCGCGGCGGCGAGACCCGCCACCCACCGCCCGGCCATGACGGCCGCGAAGGTCGCCGCATAGGACGCCAGGCGTCCAAGGTTGCCGATCAACCCGTCGATGGCCGAGCGCAGGACGCCACCATCGGAGGCGAGGGCCACGAAGGCATTGGCCAGCGCCTCGATCGTCGGGGCCATGGCGACGGCGATGCGGTTCCGGAGACCATCGAACACGAGGGATACGGTGCCCAGCGCCAGTTGCGTGCGGCGCAGGGCTTCGAGCGCGTCACCGTCCAGAACCGCACCCAAATCGGAGGCCTGGTCGCCAAGCCGCGCCATGTCTGCCCCACCATTGCGCAGCAGTGGCAGGAGCCGCGTGGCGTCCGAGGCCATGGCCTCGAGATAGAAGGTCATCTCCTGCTGGCTGAGACCCGCCCGCTCCAGCGTGTCGACGTAGAGTTGCAGCGCCTCCGGCCCCGACAGCCGCGCGAACTGGTCGGCGGTGACGCCCACGCGCGGAGCCACATTCTCGAAGAAATCCGCCATCGGCCCGCCGCCGGTCTGCAGGAAATCCCCGACCCGGTCGTTCACGTCCTTCAGGATGTCGGCGAGCTTCTCCTGCTCGATCCCCACTGTCCGCGCGCCAGCCGACCAACGCTGCAGAGCCTCGGGCGTGGCATTGGCGACCTGCGCAAACTGGCGGATCTGCGCGGCGCTCTCGGCCGTCGAACGGACGATCAGCCCGAGCGAGGCCGTGGCGGCGGCAGCGGCGGCCCCGAGGGCGATGCCCGCCCGGCGCGCAAAGGCGGCCAGACGGGTGTTCGCCAGTTCCATCTCGCGCGACAGGCGGCCAAAGCCACGGGCACCGGCCTCACCGACACCCTCCAGTTCGGCACGCACGCGGCGTCCGCCCTCCGCCACGAGGCGGACGGAGACCTTCTTCTCAGCCATTCCGGCGTCCTTCCATCTGCTCGTTGAGTTTGCGCACCATCACCGCCTCGATCTCGGGCAGCAGTTCGGCGGCGATCAGGACATCGACGCCCAGCGCCTGTGCCAGCGAGAGGGCCGCACCCATGTCCCATCCGATCACGGCCCCCGGCGCGATGCGCAGTTGGCCACCAAGGCGCTGGGTCAGGTCCCAGACCTGCCAGCCCTCGACCGTCAGCGGCCGGTTCAGTCTTGCGGGGCAGTCGGGGCAGGGGCCTGCGCAGGCCGCGCAGTAGCCGTCGCCCCCGCCGAAGGACCAGTCGGCGAGGGCGCGGAGACGTTTTTTTCCTGATCCAGCATCAGGCCACGGGCGACGTACTGCGCCTGGAAGGCCTCGAAGACCGGCCAGATTTCGAGAAGGGCGTCGATCCCCGCTGGGCTGACGGGCATAAGGTTGCCATTCTCGTCACCGACACCTTCCCATTCCAGCACGGCGCGGCGCGCGACGGCCTTGGCCATGGCCAGCGCCAGGTCTTCCTGGCTGGAGGTTTCTGACAGGCCATCGATGGCGGGATCGGCGCGGGCGGAGACCATCAGCGCGGTGGTGAGAGGGGCCACCAGCACGCGAAGGCCGGGCAGCAGGTCCAGCCATTCGGGTCGGTTCGAAAGGTTCAGTCGGATCATGGTCAGTATCCCGTGACGGTGTTGACGAGGACGGCGGTGCACATGCGAGCGGGGCTGGTGGCCTTGGCGGCCTGCCAGTCGAAGCTGGCCTGGATGCCCTGGGGCCCCGGGATCTCGATCCGCGGGACGGGCAGGTAGACGGCGTGGGCCGTGAAGGTGAAGCTGGCATTCGCGCCGAGGCTGTAGGCGAATTCCAATTCGCAGGGCGTGCCGTCGATGGCCTGGGTGACGAGGGCGCTATCTGCGAAGCGCACCTCGATCCGTCCGGTCAGCGCCGCCATGCCGGGATCGGCGCCCTCGATCTTGCCGTCGTTGCGGATGGTCTCGATCCGGTCGAGGCCGTTGGTATAGGTGATCTCGGCCGAGACCACGTTGCCCAGCGCCGTGCCGTTGCGCTTCACCACCCCGTTGAAATGGCCGAAGCGCTGCAGGTCCAGGGCCGTGGGCGTCCCCGCGGCCGTGATGGCCGCAATCGCCTCGCCTTGCGCGATCAGCCGTGCAGTCGCAGTCAGCAGGCCCGAGCGGTTCATCTGCCACGACAACTGGTCCATCACGCAGCCCGCATACATCGCAAACCGCGGCACCTCGGGCATTGCCACTTCGATGGCCATGGAGGGCAGCGTCCAGTTGCCCGACTGGAAGGTGTGGGTCTTCGGCGTGGTCCCCGTCGTGGTCGGGGCGCCGAAGGCCGCCTTCAGCCAGAACCCGAAGGCCTCCACATCGATCGGCACCACCACCTCGCCATCGGCGGTGACGGCGTCCTTGATGGGGGCCAGGGGATCGCGGCCGTAGCCCAGCAGCTCGGAATTCAGCAGCGGCTGTTCCGCGCCCAGTGTGGTTCGGGCAAAGGGCATCAGCCGATAGCCGCTGGCGGGCGGGGTTCCGTAAACCGTCTCGAACGCAAGCGCCATCTGCGCCCGCGCGCCGTGAGCGCGTGCCATGGGGGTCTCCTATGTGGGGGGTGTCAGGCCAGAGGGCCGGTCGTGGTGTAGTGCAGGACGATGGTGATGACCGCCGCCTTCAAGGCCGCGGCACCCTCGATGGGCAGGTCGACCGATGCCGGGGCCTCGGGTTCGACCCAGTCACAGAGGCCGCCAAGCGTCCGGTCGGCTTCAAGCGCCGCGCCGATGGCAGCTATCAGGTCGTCGAAGGCGCTGGCCCGGCCGGTGCCAGCCTGAACGACGATCTCCAGCTCGGCCCGGTGCTGGTAGTGACAGCGCAGCGGTGACAGCGTCACTTCCGGCTCGCCCGGCTGGCCGTCGCGCAGGATGATCAGCCCGGCCACCGGGATCCGCTCGGGCAGCACCTCGTCACGCAAGGTGAGGGCGGCAAGCGGCTGCAGCCGCGCATGCAGCGCGGTGAGAATGGCTTCGCGGGTGGTGGGCATTGACATAAACCTCGCAGCCTCCCTTGGGTCGTTGCCGTGTTGCAGGCACCGTGCGGTGGGGTGAACGCTTCTTTACCAACTGCCGCTACAAACCACCCGCGGGTCAGCGGGAGGTTCCATGCAGCACAATCTACGGGAGTTCCTCCGCCACGGTGGCAACGGGCAGTACGTGTTCGGACGGCAGAACGGGGTCGTGTACGGCTATCGCGCGGGCATTTCCATCAAGTCGCTTTTCCCCGGCTATGCCGACCTGCGCGCCGATTTCACCGACCAACTCGACCGCGTGATCGCCGACAACACCCGGATGCTGCTGAATGCGCTGACGCCCCCGGACACTGTGCCGTGGGTGACCGAAGCAGACCTGCGCGACGTTTCCGATGCGAAGGAGGAGGCGCTGCGCCGGTGGGATGCGCGCTTGACGGCCATCTTCGAGGAATACGAGACCCATCCGCAACGCCTTCGCCCCCTGCGAACCGCCATGGAAGAACGCCTGCTGCGGGCCTTCGCGGGTTTGATCAACCAGCTTCGGCAGCAGGACCTCGGCATCGAGCGTTACATTTGGCGATCCCAGGACGACGCGAAAGTGCGTGACAGCCATGCCGAATACGACGACCAAGTGTTTCGCTGGGACGAGCCACCCGCAGGCAGCCATCCGGGGCAGGCGCACAACTGTCGTTGCTATGCCGAGCCGGTTGCGCCGGGATCACGGAATGATGTGATCCTTGCAGAGTTTGCACCGACGGCAGACAGTTTTCCGAACAGCGGCGGGATCGTACGCAGGCTGGCAAACGGCCTGATAGCTCGGTCACCTGCTGGGATAGCGGCCTATGCTGCGCTGGAAGCGAACAACCTGCTTCAAGGCTTCGTGCAGTCCGCCCGCGAGCAGCGAGTCCAAGATGCCGCCGCCATCCTGGGTGCTGACCTTGGCACCGTGGAGGGTTCGCTTGCCGCGCAATCCTACGCTCAGGCGCTGGTACTGGCTGAAAATGGCTTCTTGTCAGGGTCCCCGGAACGTGGCGAACGGGCGAGAGTGATAGCTGAAGCCCTCGGCTTGTACGAGATGTACCGGCCCGGTCTGTTCACATTACCCAACGAGAACGCCCTTGACGCGGTCAATCTCGCGCGCCGCCTCGCCGCAGACGCTCTCGCCGCACTGGACGCCGGGCGCCTTGTCATCGACGAAGGCTCACTTGCGCAGGGTTGGGTCGAGGTCTTTCCGGAACTGTCTGAGGATGACCGACGCCTCGGGCAGCTTCCCGGTTTCACGCCCGAACGCATCGAGCAATGGCTGGAAACCTACCCGGCAGAGGTGCTTGGGCTTCCGAACCACACGGGTTCGCCCCCTGTCGAAGATTCTACCGGCAACATCATCTCCACGCCGATCCCGGATGAAGCGGGGCCGAACATCGTGACTATGGAGAACCCGCATTCGATTGATAGCGTCTCTATCCCCGAAGACCGCGCGCGGCATATCCTGGATGGCGAGGGGCGTAGCGGAGGGCATCGATACGGAACGGGCACGCCGGGCAAGACGGAATTTCCCGCCAGTTGGTCCGATGATGACATTCTGGATGCTATCCGCCAGGTAGCAGGTTCCGGAACGGTTATCGGTCCGGCGCACCGAGAGGGTGATCTTTTGATCAGCGGCGAGGTAAATGGCGTTACGATACGAGTTGTCGTACGGCCAAACGGGGAAGTGCGAACCGGGTATCCAGTTTCAGGCGATGGCGTCATAGAGAATCCGAGGCAAGAATGACCGACAAAGAAGCAATCAACATTCTTGAGAAGCAGATCATGGCACTCGTTGCTGCTGGCGTTGATATGTCCATGGATCAGGAGTTCTTCCGTGTCGGGGAGTATGATCTCGCGCTGGAAGGTGTCTACGTTGCGCACAAAAGGCACCCCGGTGTGCTCGATGCAAGAGAAGTGCGGGCCCTCGTCGACGATTTCGGCATGGACACGGCCGAATTCGACCAGTGAACTGCTTCGAGAGTGGGAGTGGCCATGCGCGCCGTCAGTGCTGCATTATATCCTAACCTCCACCCACCCCGCCACGATCCGGCCCGGCACGCCGTCGATGGCCCGCTCCGCATCCCGCGCGAGGTCCAGCCGCTTGGGCAGCTTGACCTGCGGCACCAAGAGGAAGATCGGCACGGTGGTCAGCCCGCGGCCGGACTTCGCCCGTGACGCCACAGCGCGCCCCTTGCTGTTAATCCGCCCCTCGGCCACCAGCAGGCTCGGACCCAGGCGGCGATAGATGAACCGCAGCCGCAGTCCCGTGCGGCGTTCCCATTCGCCGGGGGTGATCCGGCCACCGCGGGTGGATTTGCCTGCGGCCGGGGTGGGGATGGCCAGCCAGAACCCGTTGCGCGACCGGATCAGCGGCCCAGCATCATGCGCGCCGACGATCACCGGGGCGTTCGACCAGACCAGCGCCGCGGCGTTCAGGCTCTCGCCGCCCTTGGGATAGGTGGCGAGCCGGATCGAGTTGCCGAGCCGGGTGCCGAGGCCCGCGCCGGTGATCTGGCCGCGCCAGGCGGATTTCAGGCCCGCGCCCGCCTCGCGCATGGCGGTGGTGACGGCCTTTTCGCCCGCGGCGATTTCCGCCTGCATCAGGTTGGCGAGGTCGGGGCTGATTTCCAGCTTCAGCCTCATGCTGGCCTCAGATCGAGGGTCCAGATCAGCCGTTCGCGGTCGCGCAGGGGTTCCCCCTGGATGACATGGCTGTCGGCACCGATGACGATCACGTCGCCCGGGCGCGGGGCGGGCAGGTCGACCACGCGCACGTCCACCACCATGGTGTCGCTGACGAACCGGCCCGCGCCGAAGTCGGTCACGCGATCCGGGGCGCGGCGAATGATGCGGATCTGGCGTTCCTCTGAGGTGGTGGCCGAGATCCAGAGGGCCGGGGCCGCCATGGAGGCATGGCTGAAGATGCGGTCCATGGCGGCGGCAAAGACGGACATGACGATTGCGGCCCGGCGTCAGTTCGAGGTGTGCAGGCGGATCGCAAGCCGCGGCCGCTTGTTCACCGGCAGGATCGAGGCCTCGGTCATCACGTCGATCCAGCGGCCCTTCTCGTCGAGATGCTGGCGGGCGTAGAGGGGCAGGCCGATGGTGTTGGCGGTTTCCAGCAGGTTCGCCGGGCCGCCATAGGTGGTGAAGGTGTCCATGGTGCCCAAGGGGAAGGCGATGCCCTCGTTCGCCGGGACCAGCCGTTCGGTGGCCTTGGTCGAGAGGGTGACAGTGCCGGAGTGCTCTTCGAAGAGGATCCCGGCGAAGGGGAAGTTGCGCCGCACATCCTCGCGCAGGGGCTGCGCGCCGGTCGAGGCGTAGAACTTGTAGGCCTCTTCGGTCTTCGGATGCGCGATCAGCTTGTCGAAGAACTCCCGGCTGACCAGCGCATGGACGCTGGTCATCGCCTCGCCCAGCAGATTGTCCTCGATGGCCCGCAGCACCTCGCGGACCTTGCCCTGCACGTTCGTGCCTGCGGTGCCCAGCACGAAGTCCACCGAGATCTGCGCCAGGCCGAACTCGGTGAAGTAGTTGTAGAGGGTAGTGCCCGCGCCATCCTTCACGATGCCGCGGAGCGCGTTCATCTCCATGTATTCGCGGGTCTGGGCATGCTTGCGCCGCATCAGCAGCAGCTTGCGGTTCATCACCTCGACGAGGGGATCGGCCGCGTCGAAGGCGCCCAGCGCGGGCTGTCCCTGGATGTCGGCAGGCAGGACCACGTCGTCATGCGGGATCCACGGCAGCGCGAAGGACCGCATGGACCGGCCCTCGCGCGTGCCGACCGTGGCGGGGCCGCCGAGGGGAACGGAGGGCAGAAGGCTCAGGACGCCCTCGTACTGTTCGATGATGACCGAGCGCTGGCTGACGCCTTCGAAGCGGAAGAGGCCGATCTGGGCGAGGCGGGTGTAGAGGTTGGGCAGGATGTTGATGGCCTGCGTCATCTCGGCCAGCGAATAGCCGCCAGCGTCGAAGGGATTGCGGACGAGGGTCATGGGATGCTCCGGGGGATGAGGGGATGGGCGCGGCCGGGTAGGCAGCGTCAGACGCCGTCGCGGGCGACGATGCCGACGGCGGCCAGCTGGGTGAGCTTCGCGGCGATCTTGGTGCCGTCATCGACCGTTGCGCCGTAGGCGAGGGCTGCGCGCGACACGATCGAGGGACCGCGGACCAGCACAATGCCCGTGGCATCGGCCAGCGTGGCGTCGACGGCGTAAAGCAGGACAGCCGTGGCGACCTGCGACCCGTCGGCCCCGGTCGCGGGCGACAGGGTATACTTGCCGCTGGCCGTGATTTTCCCGAGCACCGAGCCGACGGGGTAGGGCAGGCCCGCGAGGAGCGTCACAACCTCGCGGGTGTAGTTCGGGTTGACCTCGTATTTGAGGACGTCGCCCATGCTGGGCGGTTCCGTCAGGACGGGCATGGTTCAGTCTCCAGGATGTTGGTGGGGGTGCGCCGCGCGATGACGCAGCGCGGGGTGGTCCGCGCCGGTATCAGCGCGAGGCGGCGGCGGATTTCTTGGCGGCCGCGACGATGGGGCTTTCCTTGGCCCCGGGCGCGGGGGCCGTGGCGATGATGCCCGCGGCATCGCTGCGGGCAGCGAGATCGGCCAGGACCTTGGCGCGCAGGGCCTCGGGCTTCACGCCCTTGGCGACGGCGTCGGCGGCATCAATCTGGATGCCGAGGCGTGCGGCCTGTGCGCAGACCTGCGCGACCTCCGCCGCCTCGGCGCGGATCGCTTCGGGTGACATCGCGGCCGCCGTGGTTTGCACCGGCGCGACTGCCGCGGGCGGGGTTGGTTCCTGCGGCGTGCTGGCAGCAGGCGCGACCGCAGGCTGCGCATGGTCTTCGGGGGCGGTGGTCATCATCGAGCCCTTTCCTCTGGGGGTGATTGTGCCGCGATGTGCGGCGGTGAACGCGCGGAAGGCGGTGACGGGATCGGCCACCTCGTCGGCAAGACCGGCAAAAACCGCCGCCTCGCCGCGGAAGACGGCGGCTTCGGTGCCCAGCGCGCGTTGGGTGTCGAGGCGCTGGCCGCGGCCCTCGGCGACGGTCTCGGCAAAGAGTTGGCGGAGGTCTTCCAACTCGCCCGCGATCCTGGCTCGGACGGCCTCGGGCAGGGGCTGGTAAGGGTTCGCATCGACCTTGCGAGCGCCAGCGTGGATCAGCGTGACGGCGATGCCCTTCTGGTCGAGCGCGCCGCTCATGTCGCTGTGCATGGCCACGACGCCGATGCTGCCGACGGCGCCGGTGCGGGGCAGGATGACCCGGTCGGCCTGCGAAGCCAGCGCATAGGCGGCCGAGAGGGCGTGATCGGCGACGAAAGCCTGCACAGGCTTGACCTGGCGCGCGGCGCGGATGCGGTCGGCGAGGTCGAAGGCCCCCGCGACCTCGCCGCCGAAGCTGTCAATGTCCAGGGCAATGCCACGAATGGAGGGGTCGGCGACGGCCGCCTGCAGCTGGGCCGCGATCCCCTCGTAGGAGGTCAGCCCCGAGGATTGACCGATCCAGGCGCCGCGATGCACCAGCGTGCCCGCGATCTCGATAACGGCAATCCCGTCGACGACCGCGAAGGGCTGGCTTCCGTTCCGCACTTGGCGGCTGGTCAGGTCATCGCCGAAGAGAGAGGCGCGGGCGGGCAGGGCGACTGCATTCCCGTCTTCGGCCGCGATTTCCAGCCCCTCGACACTGATCTCCCGCCCGGTGATCCGCGGACCAAGCCCGGTCAGGAAAGCCAGCGCCTTGGCGGGATCGACCATCAGCGGCGTGTTGAAGACGCGCTGGGCGATCTGAGTGTGGTGCATCATGCGTCCTCCGCGGGCCGGGGATCACGGTCCTCACCCTCGTCATTCTCGCGCTGGTCCTCTTTGTCAGGGCCCGTTTCGCCGCCCTGATCCTCGCTGCTGCCACCGGCTGCCTGCGCCGGTGACCCCGGCCGCCGGAAGTCCAGGCCCAACTCCGCCTCGCGTTTGCGTTCCGCAGCGATTTCGCGGTCCACCTGCTCTGCGTCGTATCCCCGTTCGGCGATGGCCTGCGTGCGGGATTTGAGACCTGCCTCGATCTGCAGAATCTCGGCCGCGGCATCCTTGGCCGGGTCGATCCAGTCCCATTTCGTCGGGAGCCAGTCGCAGGCGAGATAAGCACGCCGGTCGGTGGCATAGCCCGGCAGATCGATGGCGCCCGCCAGCACGGCCATATCCATCCAGCGCGTCCAGACCGCCCGGCAGAGCTGATAGACCATCACCGAATGCTGGAAGGCCGAGATGCGGCGGCGGAAATCGACGAGCGCGATCCGCGTATTCGAGAAGTTGCCCTTCGCCGTGTCGCCGGTCAGATAGCCATAGGGCACGCCCAGCGCCGCGCCGATCTGCAGGAGCGTGCGGTACTGGAAGGGTTCGTAGGTGGACCCGGAATCCGGCGTCGATGGCGTGGTGACATCTTCGCCCGGATCCAGCCGCACCACTTGGCCCGGTTCCACCTCCAGATCGTCCTCGACCGGGTCGAGGGCGGTTTCCGGGGCGGGCGAGGTGATGAACATCGCGAACATCGCCGCGGTCTTCTTCCGCTCCAATTCCGCATCGTCGTAGAGATCGAGGGTGAACAGCTTCACCACTGCCGCGGCGAAGCGCGACACCCCGCGCAGCTGGCCCGCCTCGACCGGGTCCAGAATGTGGATCACCTCGGACGCGGGCACGCGCACCGTTTCCCCGGCCAGCCCCGGATCGGTCATGTCGCCCGGGTGGCGGCGCAGGAAGTGGTACGCCACACGCCGACCGATGCCGTCGAACTCGATCCCCTGCCGGATCGACCCGGCACCGGGCAGAACGCGGATCATGTCCTGGGGCAGCATTTCCGAGGGCAGCATCTGCAACTGCATCGGCACTGTCAGACCATCTTCGGGACGCCGGGTGCGGATGCGCAAGAACACCTCGCCTGCCAGGAATACCTCCCGCGCCGCCCGGCGCTGCAAGCCGAAGAAGTCGGTCAGCCCCTCGGCGTCGGCCTCGTCCGTCCAGGCGAGCCAGAGCTTCTGCAACTCCTCCTTCTTCGCTGCCACAGTTATCTTCGACGAGGGCTTGATGCCGTCGCCGACAACATGGTTGGCGAAGGCGTCGACGGCGTTCGCGGCATAGCCGTTGTTCTTGACCAGCCAGCGGGCGCGGGCCGTGATGGTCTCGCCGGAGGCGGCGATCAGCGTGTTCACATGCGCCCGGGTGGCCCGGAACCCGCGCATGCGACGGTGGGACTGCGCCGCGTCGAACCCGCCGATGATGGACCCGAGCCGCGCACGGAAGGCGTCGAGCACCATGGTCAGAGACCCTTCGTCGCGACCGTGCCCCAGCGGCGGCGACGCGGCGTGGCAGAGGCGGTGGCAATCCGTCCTTCCAGATCCCGGATCGCCGCAGCCAGTTCGGCGTCCGAGCCATAGGTCACGGTCTTGCCGTCGTAACTGACGCTGCGCAGCCCGGCGAAGCGGGCTTCTTGCAGTGCGGTCAGCAGGGCCTGCATGCGTTCCAAGTCCATCAGTCCCTCATGAAGTTCGGGGTGTAGGCCCGCCGTTTCCGGCGCGGCGTGGTCAGGGTTCCGGCCTTGGGCTGGGCCGGATCGGGTGGTGAACTTTCCGTTGCGACGGCCGTGGGCATGCGCGTTTCCACGCCCGCCTGAGTTTCCAGCCGCCGCCAGGTGGCTTCGTCCCACCGGTCTGCGCCAAGGATCCATGCCGCGGCGCGGGCGTAGACCCGGCAGTCCAGCGCCTCGTTCCGTTCACGCATCTTCTGCCATTCCTGATGGGCATAGCCGCGCTTGTTGCGGATCGTGACCAGCTGCTCGGCCACCAGCTGTTTCAGCCATTCGGTGTCGGCCCAGCCAGGGATGTGGACGGTGCCCGGCGCATCGAGGACGCCCAGCGCCCGGTCCTCATCTGACGGCCGTTCAATGCGCAGGAACCTGTAGGTCTCCGCCTTGAACGTCGCCGTTGCCACCGACCAGAGCCGCGCACCGCGGCGCAAGCGCTTCCCGCCGATGGTCGCATCGACATATGTCGGCCCCGAAACCGGCGCGGCCCGGTTGAAGCCCTCGAGCCCCTTCAGCGGCGCGACCTGCTCGAACCCGACCTTGCGCGACCAGGCATAGACCGCCGCGGCCTCATATCCGGTGTCGATGCCGAGCCGCGCCACGGTCATGAAGGCGCCGTTGGCATGTTGCCACGACCGGCCGAGCAAGGCGGTCAGCTTGTCCCATGCGGCCGGATCGTCAGGCCCGCCCGGAATGACGATGTGATCAACAAGCCAGGACTCGAGCCCCCGGCCCCAGGCCCAGATATCGACCTCGATGCGGTCCCTCTGGACGTCCGCCCCAGCGGTCAGGAACAGCCCCGGCACAGGCACGGTACCCGGCTTCCACGCCTCGCGCCGATCCGCCAGCCGTTGCCACTCCGGCGCGTCGCCGCTCTCGACCCATGTCTCGCCCAGAAGCGTGTTGCGCGCTGCGCGCAATGTCTCGTCCGACCCTTGGGCCGCCAGCCATTCCCGCGCGACGTCGGACCAGCTTTTCCACCCGAGCGGCGAGTAGAGTGCCGAGAGGTGGAACCCGATGGCCTTCGGATCCTTGGAAACCGCTGTCGCCCGCCATTCTCCGCGGGCGAGCATCTCGGTCTTGTGGTGTTCGGCGATGGGGCGTTCGCAACCCTCGCAGTGATAGGCCGCCGTTTCCGGCCGGCCCCTCGCCCAGCGCAGGCGGTCGAATTGCAGCCATTGCATCGTCCCGCAATGCGGGCAGGGGACGAAGTAGCGCCGCTGGTCGGACGCCTCGAACTCGCGCTCGATGCGCGACAGCCCCCGGATCGTGGGGGTCGACACCATGAACACCTTGCGCCGATGCGAGAAGGTGGTGGTGCGGGCTTCGGCCAGCGTGACCGGATCGCCTTCCTCGTCGGCTGAGGCCGGATAGGCGTCGACCTCGTCGAGGAAGACATAGCGCGCGGGCATCGACCGCAGGCCGGTCGCCGAATTCGCGCCGGTCAGCACGAGGATGCCGCCGGGGAATTCCTTCGACAGCATCGAATTCCCGGCATCGCGGGACCGCGCCGGGCTGACCTTCTCGCGCAGCGCCGGGCTGTCGGCGATCAGCGGGTCGATTCGGCCGCGTGACGACCGCTTCGCCATCTCGACCGTGGGCAGAACGGCGAGCATCGGGCCCGGGGCATGGTGGATCACGAAGCCGATCCAGTTGTTGCCGGCCTCGGTCGCGCCGACCTGCGCCGCCTTCATGAACGCGATGCGCTGCGCCGGGTGGCCGGGCGACAGCGCATCCATGATCTCGCGCAGGTAAGGGGTGCGCGCCGTCCGGTACCGGCCCGGCTCGGCCGAGGCGCGCGAGCTGAGCCAGCGGTGTTGATCCGCCCATTCCGACACCGTCAGGTTGGGGTCGGGGCGCATCCCCTGCCGCCAGACCCGGAGCAGATCCTCGGCGCCGTCGAAGCCGAGGTCGAGGCCGGCCGTCAGGTCGTTGTCGATCCGATCATCGTCACCCGAGGGAAACCCGGAGGTCGGCGAGGGCGTCGAGCTGTTCGCGGACATGGGCTTCCAGCACCCTCTGCATGATCGCGGTCTCGATCGTCACCGATGCCCCGGATTGCCGTTCCACCTCCGCCATGATCTGCGCCGCCATCAGCGCGGCCACCCGTCCGGGCCAGGTGACCCAGACGTCCCGTTCCTGCCGCGCCAGCCGAAACACCAGTGTTTCCGCCCGCGCACGGTCGACCAGCGCGCCCTTTTTCTTCTGGACCGCGATCTGCTTGTCCTGTGCGGCATAGACCGTCAGCAGCGTCCGGGCCTTGATGTAGGACGAGGTCTCGCCCGCACCGCTGGCGAGGGTTTCGCCACCCAGGCTGCGCCGCTGCTGGTCCGGGTCCGTCATCTCCGCCCGCCGCACATCCGAGGCCGCGGCGTTGATCGACCCGTCGTCATGCACCACCAGTCGCCCGTTCTTGCGTGCCTTCTGCACCCCGCCGCGCGACAGGCCAGAATGGGCCGCGTACTCGCGTTCGCTCATGCCTTTCATGGCGCTGTGAATCCCATCAAGATATTGAAAATAAACAGGAAAAGACAATCAATCCGGTTGATTGCCTTGCCCTCCAGAGCGATTCTGCGATCAGGAACTCACCCCTGGATCGGAGGCCAGACCATGACCGCAACCGCCAAACCCGCCCCCGCCGCGCCCGAGGCGCTCATGCTCGACATCGCCAAGCGCCACTTCTTCGTCGAGACGCTGGACACCCGGAACAGCGATGGGCTCGACTTCCACGACGTCGCCGTCTGGTCGATCCGCGCCGCCCTGATTGAGGCCTATGCCGCGGGCCTCGCTGCGGCCAAGCGCTGAGGGAGCCGTTGACATGACCATGGCCATCACCACCATCCGCATCGACTATTCCGCCCTTCCCGACGGCTTCGATCTGACCCGCCCCGACGCCATCGCCGAAGTCATCGAGCAGGCGCTGCGCGAGAGCGGGATCCCGGCCGAGGCGTCCGACGTCCTTTCGCACCTGAAGATCGAACTGCCCACCGCCCAGCTGGGCGCCGCCAGCCGCACGCTGGCCGAGATGCAGCTGATCTGACGGGAGCGATCAGAAAGCACTGATATTGCTCCGATTTGCCTACGATCATCCGCCCGACAGAGCGATGGTGTCGGCACCAAGACGATGCAACTCACCGAAGGACGCCCTTCCATGACGACCCGCCGCGCCACCGACAACTCCAAGGCCCTCGACGCCTTCATCGCTGCAAAGGCCGAGATCGACACCATGCTGGAGCGCCTGAAGGCCCTCAGCGACGACCACTTCGAAACCCAACCCGACGAGATCCATTGGGGGCATGTCGGGACGCTGACGCACTACGCGGGCCTGCTGCGCCAGATTACCGACAGTGCCTTCAAGGAAGGCGAACACGCCGCTTGACGCGCCCAACCCGCGCGATGGCCGCCCCGTCCGGATGGCGGGGCTTGCCTCAGTAGAAGGCGCGCACTGCGCGCGCCCAAGCGCCCGGAGGCCCCGATGACTACCCCGTCCGACACCCAATCCCTGATCCTGTCCCGCGCTGCCACCCGGCCCGGCAACCTCGCCCTGCCGCTGCCCGAGGGGCTGGTCGGCGCCGCCGCCAAGATGGTTGTCGGCAAGATGATCGCTCGCGGCTGGCTCGAGGAGGTCGAGGCAGACCTGCGGCGCGGCGAGCCGATGTGGCGCGAAACCGGCGACGGCCACGGCACCACGCTGATCGCGACCGAGGCCGGGCTCGAGGCCATCGGGATCGATCCGGTGGTGGCCAACGCCGTCGCCAGCGTGCGGAGGGCGAAGCCCAAGGCGGAACCCGCGCCCGACGCCACAGCCACCACGAAACCCATCGCCATCCGCGCTGGCACCAAGCAGGCGCAGATCATTGCCATGCTGCAGCGGCCCGAGGGGGCGACGGTCGCCGAAATGGTCGAGGCCACCGGATGGTTGGCGCACACGGTCAGGGGCTGCATCTCGGGGGCGCTGAAGAAGAAGCTGGGTTTGCCCATCGCCGCGGAGAAGGTCGAGGGTAGGGGGACGGTGTACACCCTCTTTCCCAGTTGCCAATATCGCAGTTGATCAAATTTGGGCTTCGACGTGCAAGACGTATGTCTGGGTCGGCCAAAGCACATGATGTCTGCCGGCCTTAGCATCCGAGACGGTACAGTGCTTTCGATGGAGGCGGCGAATTCCATCGCTGTCGATAAGGGTAATAGTGTGCTCGCTCATCGTGCTGATGCAGGTCCAGTGGTCATGCTTTCCGCCTAAGCCCAAGATCACCGACCCCGGTCCATGATCGGACAGATGCGAAGATATGAGTTCCCAGAATTGCTGGAGACCTTCAGGCGTTTGGCGAAATGCGAGTTGGCGGCTGAGGCGGTGACCCCGGTTGCCCTGCAGAAATTCACTGGCTGAGTCAATCAGTCGACCAAGGGGTTGCACTGTCATTCCGTTGCAAAGAGCATCTGCCAGACGATCCTCTTCTCCCAACTTGGCAATCAGTTGCCGGAATAGCTTCCTTTCATCTTCGCCATTCAACCTTTTCGGACTCAAGTTTCTCACAGAGTTGACGACTGCGTAGACCCCGCAGAGGCCGTCGAGATTACCCTGTATACGGGCCCTTGGCAGAGAGTTACGTGGCATGCCCTACATCCGCTTGAAATTGTCCAAGCGCACCGTATCGCGTGCAGCAACTTTCAGGCAATCAAAGTCTCCGCTGCTCATGATACGAGACCGCCTTCTCTTCCCGTCGCCATCTCCCAACGTCGTACAGCGACGTCGCAGTAGACCGGGTCCAGTTCCACAGCGCAGCAGCGCCGCCCGGTGCGTTCGGCGGCGATCAGCTGGGTGCCGGAACCGCAGAATGGCTCGAACACCAGGTCGCCTGGATCAGTGAAGGCTTCCAGCACTGCCTCGACCAGCGCCACCGGGAAGACGGCGGGGTGCGACCCGGCGGCGCCAAGACCGCCCTTGTGGCGCATGATGCGGAAGACGCTGTCCGGGATGCGGTGGCTCTGGATCGCGTTGCCGAAACCGGTCTTGCGATGAACCATGCCGTCGGCCCCGCGGAGCCCACCGCCGCCGAGGGTTTCGCCCGCGTGCTTGCTCTCCACTGTCTTGTTCGGCTTCCGGGGCTGGCGGTTGAAGTGGAAGATGAACTCGTGCGACGGTGCCAGCCGCCCGTTCCAGTCGCCGGGCAGGCCGGGCCCCTGGTCCCAGATATACCAGCCGAAGCGCCGCCAGCCCTGCGCGCGCATCCAGTCGAGCCAGCCTTCCCAATACGGGATCCATTCGCCATCGCGATGGACAAGGCCGAGGTTCACCAGCAGCTGGGCGTCGGCCGTGACGGGAGCCGCGGCGAAGACGCCTTGCATCAGCGCATCCCAATCGCCGACCTTCTCCTTCGCCGCGCCATAGTCGCGCTGCTGGGCATAGGGCGGGGAGGTGAAGAGGAGCGACGCCTGCGCCCCGTCCATCAGCCGCGCCACCACGGCGGGGTCGGTTGCATCGCCGCAGATCAGCCGATGATCGCCCAGCGCCCAGATGTCGCCCGGCTGGGTGACCGGTTCGGCCGGGGCCTCGGGGATGGTATCCGCGGTGTCATCGTCGATGGGCGCACGATCGTCGGCGTCATGCAGCAGCGCGTCCAGCTCGTCCTCGGGGATGCCGATCAGCCCCAGGTTGAAATCCTCGGCCATAAGGCCCCGCAATTCCTCGAGGAGGAGCGCCTCGTCCCACCCGCCCAGTTCGGTCAGCTTGTTGTCGGAGATCCGGTAGGCTCGGCGCTGCGCCTCGGTCAGATGGCCCAGCACGATGACTGGCGCCTCCGCCAGCCCGAGCTGTGCAGCGGCCAGGACGCGGCCATGGCCCGCGATCAACTCGCCATCCGCGGCAACCAGGCAAGGAACGGTCCAGCCGAATTCGGCCATGCTGGCGGCGATCTTCGCCACTTGATCGGCATCGTGGGTCTTTGCATTCCGGGCATAGGGGCGAAGGCGGCCCAGCGGCCAATGCTCGATCCGGCCGGGCAGGAGGGGCGCGTTCATGCCGCGAGCCGCTTGGCCTTGAGGGCGGCAAAGGTCTCGCCGGTTTCCGCCAGCACAGCCTCCTCGCCCGTGAAGGACTGCCAGCGCTCGATGGCGACGTCGACATAGGCCGGGTTCAACTCGATCCCGAAGCAGACACGCCCCGTCGTCTCGGCCGCGATCACGGTGGTGCCGGATCCCATGAAAGGCTCGTAGACTGCCTGGCCGGGGCTGGAACTGTTCAGGATCGGGCGGCGCATGCATTCGACCGGTTTCTGCGTGCCGTGGACCGTGTCTGCATCCTGATCTCGGTTGGCGATCTGCCAGAGCGTGGTCTGCTTGCGGTCCCCGGCCCAATGGCCCTTGCCTTTGGCGCGCACCGCATACCAGCAGGGTTCGTGCTGCCAATGATAGTCGCCGCGGCTGAGCACCAGCCTGTCCTTCGCCCAGATGATCTGCGACCGGATCGCGAAACCTGCTGCGGTCAAGCTGTCCGCCACGGTCCCGGCATGCAGCGCGCCGTGCCAGACATAGGCGACGTCGCCGGGAAACAGCGCCCATGCCTCGCGCCAGTCGGCGCGGTCGTCGTTCAGCACCTTTCCGGTGCGTTTCGTCTTGGCCGCGCCCGCCTGATTGCGCCAGCTTGGATCATACTCCACGCCATAGGGCGGGTCGGTGACCATCAGCAGGGGGCGTACATCCCCGAGCAGCCGTCCGACCACATCCGCCGCAGTGCTGTCGCCGCAGATCAGACGGTGCGCGCCGAGTTGCCACAGGTCGCCCGGCACCGACACCGGCGTGACCGGAAGTTCGGGCACATCGTCCTCGCCCTCGACCGGACCATCGTCGCCCAGCGCGTCGGGATCCCGCAAAAGCGCGTCGAGGTCATCGTCGCTGATGCCCAAGAGCGTCAGGTCGAAATCCTCAGCCAGCAGCCCCGCGATCTCGTCGCGCAGCAGGGCTTCGTCCCATTCGCCCAGTTCCGTCAGCTTGTTGTCGGCGATCCGGTAGGCCCGGCGCTCGGCCTCGTCGAGATGGCTGAGCCGGATGACCGGCACCTCGGTCAGCCCGAGCATGGTGGCCGCCAGCACCCGTCCATGGCCCGCGATCAGTTCGCCGTCGTCGGCCACCATGCAGGGCACGGTCCAGCCGAACTTGGCCATGCTGGCAGCGATCTTCGCCACCTGGTCGTCGCCGTGCATCTTGGCATTGCGGGCATACGGGCGCAGCCGGGCAATCGGCCAGGACTCTACCTGGCTCGGCGCGAAGACGAGGTCCATGGGATAGGGCTCGGGATGTGGGGGAGGGGAAATGAAAAGCGCCCGCGAGGGGGTTCCTCCGGGCGCAATTTCTTCGATGATCAAGGGGTAGGTCAATGGGGGCAGGTCTGTCAACCCGAAAAGTGAAGCGGATTCAACAGCTTCTAACGAATTGGCTTTTCGGGGTGGCTTCTGGCCACCTGGCTTCCCCGAAGGTGGCTTCCCTAGCTTCCCGCCGGGAATCCACCCCTGCCAGATCGCGATTCCGCAAGCCGCTGATCTGACTCACGAATTCCGGCATCAGGTCGCAAGGTGGCTTCCGCCTGGCTTCCCCGGTGAAAATGCCTCACGCTAGCGAACCGCCGCGCTGCGCCCCCCCGCATACGTTCGGGGCCGGGGAGGAACCAGAGGAGGGGGATGTTTGCTCGGTACAGACTGAATACATGTGGGGAAGTGATGTGTTGTCTCAGAGTGTCTATCTACCGTGCTTTCCGTATTCGATCTCTGCTGGATGATCTATGCTTGGTTAAGGACGGGAACTTCTGCGTTCTTCCACGATCCTTTCCCGCTATCTGTCGGGATGTGAGGGGCAACCTCCGCCACTGTTCGAGTGTGCAACACTGGCGGTGCTTGATTCATATCCCAGATATGGAAAATGTAAGCGTCGGCAGCCTGAACTGCCTTGTTCCATTCATTGCGTGTCACAATGAAGCGCATGGGAGAGATCGTAGTGGACTTGACTTCAATGAGCCTGTTCGCAATGCCGCCCTTGCTGTTATCGTAGGAAAGCACGTCGTAACCTGCAAAGTTGTCATCAAAACCTGGCCATTCCGGTTCCCGGTCAATACCGATGTCCTTGAGGCGCTTGCGCTCATGTTCCAGCGAAAGGATTTCTGCAGCGCGTCCCTGCTCCATTTTTTCGTGATCTGTGAGCAGGCGTGCATAGCCTGAAACCGAATCCCACCAGGTAACAACATGGAGTGGCGTCGGGCTCTCCATCAGACCGGCAGCTGCGAAAACATCTTGATCGTTGCGGTCAAGCCTTTTGACGAAGCGCTTACGGCCTTGGCGCATGAGCTTTGCCCAAATCGGTTGGTGCTTTATCAAGACACCCTTGATGCAGGTCTGGTAGAAAAGATGGCCGTCGAGCGGGCAGTCTTTCTCGACGAGCCCGGACAGGTAGACAGATGCTTCCATATCCAGGCTGTGTGCGTCTGCTTCAACGCTTTCGATTAGCGCAAGCAGATCGGTGAGCGGAAGTTCTGGATGACTTGCCCGATACTTGCGAAACAGGCGAAGTCCTTCGAAGCACGGCAGCGAGAAGACACGTTCGGTAGAGATCGCCGCGGTCATTCGACCTCCGGCGGAACGTCCGGTGCTGTACCCTCCATCTCCGCGATGAGGTCGATTATATCCTTGAGCTCGACATCATAGTCGAGCGGATCGGCGGCCTCTTCTTCGTCAAAGGCGATCTCGTGGAGATCAGGATCGTCAAGGAGCTGCTGCATGTTGCGGATTTTCTCAACAAGGCGGCGACTGACCGACATGTCGATGCTGCCGATGACGGGCGGTGCCTTGGAGCGGTAGATGTGAATGTGGGTTTCTTCGTCGGGTGCCAGACCGAGGCGGTGAATGCGGTCGATGGATTGAAGATAATGGGTCGAAACGTAGCTGCGGTCGGCGTAGATGGCATTGTGGCAGACGGTGTGGAGGCTTATGCCCTCACCCGCTGCAGCAGGATTTGCCACGAGGACGAAGCATCCTGGGTCTTCGTGGAAGCGCCGAATCCGTCCCTCTCTAGTTTCAGGATCACTAGGCAGGCCTGACGGAACTCCGCCATGGATGTAGACGGGGTTCAGGTCGGCAAGCGCCGAGACGAAACTGTGGATCGTGTCGGTGAAGATCGTCCAGATCACGCACTTCTTGCCGTCCCTCGCCAGTGCATAGGCATGATCCATGACTGCCCGCATTTTCGCGGAGTGGCCTTCATCGAGCACCTGATCGACAATGGCCGAGTCCACCTTGACGTCATCATTGGCCATCGCGCTGAGCGCGAGGGTTGGATTAACGGAGAGCTGAAGCAGGCGCATGACCGACCGCCGTGCTTTCAGGAACTGCGCGTCACCCATGCCGCGCGATATCTGCTTTGAATAGTTGCGCAGGAATTCGTTGCGGACGATGGAGTAAAGGGCGAGTTGCCCCGAATCCATGCTGATATCAATGAAGTGCCGCTCGGCGGGTGGAAGGCCTAGCTCGGTCTTGGTCGTGCGGACATAAAGATTACCGAGAACCTCACGCGGAGATTTTCCGTGCGAGATTTCGAGGCCGTAGCCGTGTCCAGGCCAGAGAAAATCGAGCTGCGACTCCATATCGGATGCCGCCTGCGGCATTGGCGTTCCCGTAAGGATATCGCGCCGTATGGGGTCATCTGCCGTTCGGAGAAAGAACGCGCCGCGCTGAGACTGCCAGCCCGCCTTCATGCGGTGGGCTTCATCAAGTACAAGATGGGTCGGCGTGGTGGCGAAATGTGAAGCCAGCAAACCCTGGTGACGGATCACCATGTCATAGGAGATGATGAACCGCGTCGCCCCCGACCGAAGCGCTTTTCGGGTTTCTTCCTCAGAACCGACCAAGAGCGTGAAAGGTTCAGAGCCGCCGTCTGGGGCATCTTCAATCATGCACTCGTCAGCAATGTCCATCCAGGCCTGAAAAGCCGCCTTCGGCGCGACGACAATGAAGTGATGTCCAGGTCGCCGCGTCAGCATATGCAGCGCGAATGTCACCGTAGTTTTTCCAGCGCCAGGAACAGAAAAGTTTGCACCGTTGCTGAGTGCGAGAAGGTGAGAAAGGTCTCGAAGCTGGAAGTCGCGGAGTTCCCGCTTGGTGAAGCCCATGTCTTTAAGCCGCGCTTCGATCTCATCCGTGCTGAGAACTTCAGTTATCTGACTGCGTAGCTCGCGTGTCTTGCGTATCTGCACAGCGAACGCGCGCAACTTGCCTTCGGCCTCACCCTCGGGTCTGAAGCGGAAATTCAGGCTTATCTGGTTGGCCTTGCTGCCAAGCTCTCGCACCACGCCAAGCGTGTCTGGCCAAGACAGATTGATCGCGCCGCCAGCAACGGTGTGATCGAGCTTCTTCGTACGAATCGCCAGCTTCAGGCGCGACCAGATGGGGGTTTCCAGCGCGTCGTCAGGCACTGTGAAAGTGCCTGTGTGATCTGGATTATATCGAACGGTTACGGCTGTTGGGGTATCGCTCACGCAGGCTTACTCCTCCCCGTCATCATCGGCAGCAACACCGTCCTGGCGCGCTTGGATCGCGGCCTCGATCTTGTCGAGACCTTTGCGGATCGATCCAATCTGCTTGAGGATGGCTGGCAAAGTCGGCGTTCCTGCGGAACTGATGTCGATGCCCGTGATCTTGGAGTTGACCTGCGCCAGCGCCTTGAGCGCGGCTTCTTCGTTCTTCTGACCTTTGTCGAGCTCAATGGCTGTCTCGCAGGCCTCGATCAAAGTGGTGATCGCTTCGTCCCTGGTATCTTCGTCACGCAGCACCTGGATGATGGGCGTGTAGTCTTTGCTGTCGCCGTCATTGTCGATATCGATGGCGAAATCATCGTCATCGACTTGATCGTCATCATCGGCGGCGGGCAGCTCAAGCTGATCTTCCATAATTTCCAGCACTTGGGGTGCCAGCTTGCCGAACGCCGCATTAAAGCGGTAGACACGCCCGCTAATCCTGTCGCGGTTTTCATAGAGACACCACGCAATCGCGCGGCTTGCGTTCTGAAGGTTCGCGTCCTTCTTGGCGATAGCTTTGGGGAGATCCCCAAATATCTGCTGCCCGTCCTGAAGCAGGTCGTACTCGCCAGGCTTCTTGACCCACTCGCTGAGGTACAAGTCTGCTTCATCCAGCGCTTGCAGGACGTTTTCGATGTCGGTCTTGCTGCGGCGAAGGCGGTCAGCGACCTCCTTCGTGGATCTGTTCTTTCCGACCTGGCGGCGGATCAGTCTTGCATCGCCGATCCAGTCATAGTCGAGCTTCGTTTGAGGCCGCGCTTGCAGATCGGCTTCGATATCGTCGATTTCGTCTCGCGTAACGTCTGGCGGCAAAACGGCACACTTGATGTTGGTGAAGCGATCATCAAGCGATCCATCCTTGCGCTTCATGAGCTCGCGCATAGCAGCAAGGCGTCGGTTGCCGTTAACGACAACACCCGTGCTGGTAATGAGGATCGTCTCGCGTTGGCCGTCCTTTTCCAGAACCGAGATGATTGGGGTAACAGAGTCGGTGCCCTGCTTGGCGAGCCGCGCCAGGATTTCGTGCTGCGCCTGCTGAGCGGTGGTCAGCTCCTGACCCTTCTCGAAGAAGTCCTTGGCCAGGCCTTCGCGGGCGATCTCCGTCTGCTGCGCGCTGAACGTGCGGCAGTTTTCCATGCGGTACACGGGAACGTCGATGGGCAAGGAAATCACCTTGGGCGTGAACTTGTCGCTACGAAAATCAAAAATAGTTTCGCCGAATTCATCCGACGCTTCTCGCCTCTTGGCGATCATGGCCTCGCGCTCTGCTCGGGGTGTCAGATTGATTTTGTAGGTCACTGGCGTCCCCCTTCTTACTCGAACGCGACCACGAGGATAGGCACGGTGATTACACGGTCGAAGAGCTCAAGCTCTTTGATAACGCGCTCGGCGTTGGCGATATTATCGCCAATGATCTTTGCAGCTTCTCTTGTTGGCAGGGCTATGCCTGCGGCTTCGATCTTCTGGCTTTGAAATAGGTATTGGAGCTTCAGGAGATCGTAGGGCGCTCGGCTCATGTTGCCCGTTTGAAGCTGGAACGCGAGATCGTCTTGCATGGCAAAGACGCTGAGGCCATGCGCCTGGTCGAGGTTGACGTTTAGCGCCCACCCTTCTTTCAGGAACTCGGTTTCCACATGCGTTCGAATATCGGGCGTGCATCGCGGCGCGATCTTGACTGCGGGCGCTTCAAAAACGTCCGTGAGCCATTCTTTCAGGTCACGCCGATCCCATTCGGCACCCGCGCTGTGATGATCTTCGTAGGTATATGCGAGCTTCATGGATCCTACTAAGCATTGGGGTCATAGACGGGTTTGTTCATCGGGCGGGTGCGGAGCGTACCTGCGCGGAGCTGGTGAATACGATCCCATGCAATATCGACATAGGCTTTATCGAGATCGCAGCCGTAGGCATGTCTTCCATGCTTCAACGCTGCAATCGCGGACGAACCAACGCCAAGATAAGGATCGAGGACGCTCTCGCCTTCGTTTGTCAAAGCCAACACCAATCTCTCCACCAGCCCGATGGGGAACTGGCAAGGATGATCGGTCTTTTCAACGTGGTTGGATTTGACATTGGGAATATCCCAAACATCGGAAGGGTTCTTTCCAAGAGGATTGCTGGAAAGCTCGCCCTTGTTCGGACCTTTGAAGTGCTTTTTGTTCGGATACTTCGAGGGGATGCGGACAGGATCTAGGTTGAACGTGTAGTCCTCAGATTTGGTGAACCATAGAATCGTTTCATGCCTACCCGAAAAGCGCTTCTGACAGTGCAGCCCATGACCGAATGTCCAAACAATTCGATTGCGGAGTTGCAGGCCGTGGTGCTTGAAGAGCGGGTAGAGAAGGATGTCTAGCGGGAATATCTCGCCTGAGTCAACGTGGTTGCCAACCTGCCAGCAGATGGACCCGTTTGGCGCGAGCAGACGTACGGCTTCGGCAATGCACGCAGCCTGATCCTCAACATATTTTTCTTGCGATGTGCGCTTTTCGTAAGACTTTCCAATGTTGTACGGCGGTGAGGTCACGATCAGACTCATGGACTCGTCAGGCAGACGGCGCATGAACTTTAAATTGTGCTCGCAAGCGATTTCGGCTTTCGCATCCCGTTCCAAGCGGTGGATTGTGGCACTATCGTTGTGGTCAGAGTGCACAAGGGCAACGGCTTGCTTCGAGGGCATGTCTTTGTTCCGATGATTCTTTACGCTGCATGAATGGTGCGGCAGGACGAAAACCGAGGCGGCACCTAGACGATATCTGGTATCTGGCGCGAAACGCAATCCTGCATCTGGCGTCGTTCGACCATCCTCGCCTCTTACCATACGTTAGTTGCTCTGGGTTAACGGAAGCTGACTTGGACAGGACCGGTGGCATCGGGAGTACTCGTCGTGCTGCTGGGCCGCACACAACTGTTACGGGCTTGGCGCACCGAGAGGCCGCTTGATGTCTGCCTCGACGACAGTCTCAACGGGATTTGGCAACAGCAATCAATGCCTTTGCCGGTGGCACCTCGGCGCCCCACGGCCGCGCCTTCGGCATCGCTGCCGTCACCTCGACCTCCCGCAGCATCCCGCCTTCGATTAGCCCCTCGCGAACCCAACCCAGCGCCTGGCACCAGTCGTCATAGCCGCGCCGGGCGGCCTCGATCTGTTGCGGATGGGGAGAAAAGGTGACCGGGCAGGCCAGGATGTCGACGGTCTTCCATGTGGCACGGGCGCCCGCGCCACGCACCCGGATGCGTTCGGTGCCGACGACGATGGCCCCTGCATGCGTGCCGTGCTGGTTCTGCTTGACGATGGTCGGCACGCAGCGCGGGACGGCGCCCGGCATCCAGTCCGGTGTCAGCCCGGCGCGGGCCAGTTCGGCGACGCGGATCGCCATGCGCTTGCCGCCGAGGCTGTCGGGGATCCCGGCGACAGTGGCGGCGATGACCTCAGCGTCCTCGTGGGTGTAGCCGCCGATCTTGTGCTGACCGCCGTCGATCTTGCAGCCCAGCACGGCGCGCTGCAGCAGGACGTATTCCAACCCGAAGCCGAAGCCTTCCTCGGTGACGTCTGGGGGCAGCGGCAGTTCCAGCTGCGCCTGTTCGATCCGGAACGCCCATTCCAGCGCGGCTTGCACGCCCAGCGCGCGCTTGATCCTGGTGCCGCTGACGCGGCCGTGGAAACTCATGGGTTCAATCCTTCAAGGAAATCCATCTGCGCCGGGCGCTGGGCCTGGTCCGTCGGCCGCCAGATCCACGGGCCCGAGGCCATGGGCAGCCGCGAGAGTGCGCCACGCATGTGCCGCTGCCAGAGGATGAACTCCGTTGCCGAGCAGGCGCAGAGCGCGTGCCCGATGGGCCAACCCATCAGCCATCCGACGAAGAGCGGGTTCAGCCGCCGCCGTGCCCGGCCCTTCAGGATCCGCCGCGAGACGACGCGCCCATGCGAGGCAGTCATCGAAGCCCAGAGCGGGCGCGAGATCGGGGCGTGTGGCGAGGACCGCGGCCCATCCGGCCAGATCGCCGGGGCTGGGCGGGTGAAGCCCTGCTCCGCCCGGTAGTGCAGCAGGTCCATCCGGGACTTGCCGTCGGTGCGCGTGATGCTGGCTTCCGAACTGCCCTTCCAGTTCTGTGCCGCCGGGGTCGGCCAGTGGTTCGGCAGGGCCTTCGCAATGCCCAGCGCCAGCGCTTCCGCCTTCCGGGTGAAGTCGCTGTTCCCGGCCGGGTTGTAGCGGCCGGTGCCGGGATGCAGGCTCATCGGTGTGGGCCAGGATGAAGATCCGCAGCCGTTCATGCGGCGCGCCGACCTCTGCCGCCGAGAACAGGCCCGCCGCAGGCCTGTAGCCCAATCCCCAAAGCTCTCGCAGGACGGTTTCAAGGCCGAGGGTGACGTGCCCGGCGACGTTTTCGAGGAAGATCCATTCGGGACGGCATTCGCCGATGACCCGCGCAACGTCGGGCCAGAGGTGCCGAGGATCTTCGGCGCCACCGCGCTTTCCAGCAGCGCTGAAGGGCTGGCAGGGGTATCCGGCAAGAACGGCATCGAAGGCGCCGCGGAATGGCCGGGCATCGAAGCTGCGCAGGTCGGTCCAGATTGGGGCCGGGACGAAATACCCCGCGCGCTGGGCGGCGATGAGGACCGCCCTTGGCCAGTCCTCCCATTCGACGAAGGCGCGGGTGTGATAGCCGGGCTCGGCGAGCATGAGGCCCAGATCAAGGCCTCCGCCGCCTGCGCAGAGGGACAATCCGTGCCGGGGACGTGACACCATGCCATTCACCGCACCCCGCGCTCGCGCAGGCGTTCGGCCGTGACCAGCCCCCGGGCCAGCATGGCGTCGCGCATCGTGTTGCTGATCGCGCTGACCGGCAGGTAGCGGTCAGAGTTGACCAGATCGGCGTAGAAGGCTGGCAAGTCGGTGATTGGCTTCGCAGCCGGGGCAGGGGCGGGAGCCTCCTTCGCCTTCCGGCGCTTCCGCCCGGTATCTTCGACCTTGCGCTGGGCGGCACGCTGCATCGCCCGGTCCAGCGCCTTCGGCCCATCAGGCGGTTCCGGATGTTCCTGGCGGCTGGCCTCGGCCGCAGCGATGATCTCCGCCTCGGTCAGGCAAAGTTCGTCGCGCCAGCGCTGGACGTGCAGCCGGGGCGGCCAGCCTTGCCACCAGCCGGGCAGTGCCGCGGGGTCGAGGCCGAGTGCTGCGAGCAGATCCCCGAAAACCTCATCGGAAATCGCCTCGCGCGCCTGCGCGCCCTCCTCCTCCTTTACTGGTTCTCTTAAAGGTTCCCTTACAGGGTTAGTGTCCGAAATCCGGACACGGCTTTCGGGATTTTCCGGACACGGCTCGGCCGGAAAATCGGACACGGGCCTCGCGCTATCCCCGTGTCCGAAATCCGGACACGGCAGGGCGTCGGCAGCGCCATCCAGGGGCGAACCCTCGGCCATGTCAGCGATTTCCGCGCCGCTGTCGTTGCCGTGTCCGATTTCCGGACACGGCACCACAGCCACGGGTGTGAACCCCGGCTCGAACCCCAGGATGTAGCGGGTGGGCAGCTGGCGCTTGGTCACGGGGTCGAGCCGCGGCACCCGCCGCAGCAAGCCCACCGCCTCGAGCTGGCCAAGGTGATCGTTCAGTGTGGACCGGCTGATCTCGCAGTCATGCGCCAGCCGGTCCTGCGAAGGAAAGCAGCCGTAATCCGGGTTGAACCGGTCGCACAGATGCCAGAGCACGATCTTGGTCGTCGGCTTCAGCCCGCGCTGCTTGATGGCCCAGTTGGTGGCCTCGTGGCTCATGGCGCTGTCCTCCGCAGGGCAGGGGCGATGCGCGTGGTGAAGCCGTGATCGGCCAGTGCGCCCAGCGCATCGTCGAGGCTGCGGACCAGCGCCCAGCTGAACCCCTGCGCCAGAACGGCATCACGGAATGCCTCCTGTTCCGGCCGCAGGCGCCCCTTCGGCGCCTTCAACTCGAGGAACAGGACGCGGCCGTCCCAGATCACCATCAGATCGGCGAACCCGGCATGGACGCCCATGCCGACAAGGATCGCCTGGCGCTTGGCCCCGCGGGGCCCGGCCTCGGTGACTTCGTTGGCGCAATGATGGATGATGGCCGAGCGGGGCAGGGCGATGCGAAGCGCCTGCACGACGGCGCGCTGCAGATCGGCCTCGGGGGTGCCAAGGCGCATCATCGCGCGGCCCTCCCCTGGTCTTCGCGCTGGGCGCGCCGCACCGGCCGTCGCGCATCGACGACGACCAGCAGGCGCTGGGCATCAGCTCGCTCGCCCGGGGTCTCGCCATGCTGGGCAAGCACGTTGCAGGCGAGCCGGATCAGGAGATCGCTGTGATGCGCGACGTCAGCGATGACGGCGCGGGCCTCGGCCACGCGGTCGGCGGGCCAGGTGGAACTGCGGGGCTGCATGGTCATGACCGCCCCCGCGTCTTGCGCACCGGATGGGCCTGTTCCTGCGCGCGGATCCACTCCTGAATGGCTGCGCGGCGATAGAAGGTCTTTCGACCTATGCGTGTGCAGGGCGGCCCCTGGCGGCGGGCTTCCCATCGAGACAGCGTGTCTGCCGTCAGGCCCAGCGCCCGGGCCAGCTGCTCTCGGCTGATCCAGTCGGCCAGCAGGTCGGGGATGTCCTCGTCAAGATCGGTCTGAATGTCCTTCATCGGCTGCTCCATTCGCGCGGCACCCCTATGGCGGGGTCGGTTCAGCGAAGCAGAGCGCGAGGACCGGAAGACAGGCGGAAGGTGGAATTGAGGGCCGCCGCCCTATTCCACCTCTTGTTTCATTGAGGTTTTTTGCCGTGATGGCAGATTGGATCACCGCAGGAACGCGTCTCCGCGACCAGGGTCCGTGCCGGTTCCGAGCGGCGATTCATGCGCCAGCGTTACCGCTCTCTCCGGGGAGGGCCGATTGGCCGGTGTTCAGGCGGTTTCGTCGCTGCTGAGGGGAGCGGAATTGCCGGAATGGGGCGTTCCGGTCAGGTTCCGCAGGCGCTCGACGATATCCACAGGTTCTTTCTTTGTTCGGGTGGTGCATCACAGGTTTGTGGTTGCGTGCTCGCCTTCTGGATGCATAGATTAATGGTTGAGCAGTCCATAAGAATCGAAAAGACGAACACAGTCGGATGTCTGCGCCGGTGACGGTGCGGCTCTGGCCTGCAGGCGGTTTTCCTCGACGACGTGCTCTCCACCCCGTGTGCCCGCGCGCCTCTCGCGCGCAGGGTCATTTGCAACCCGCGTGCTGACGGCCCTGGCCGATCGATGCCGCATGTCTGAAAGGAGATTGTTTCATGCCGCTTCCGCCCGTTGCCTTCTTCTCGATCTACGAAATCGCCGTGCGCTGGGGCTGTCACCCGGCCGATGTGGCGGGCTGGGCGGCGGCGGGGCATCTGCATGTCGTGGCGGGCATTCCTCCCGTCCTCTGCGGTGACGAGACGGTGGCCGGTATGGTCCAGGTGCCGATGGCGGAACTGATGGGGATGTTCCGGCGGATGGGCCCGAGCGAGCAGGCGCGGCTCAGGCGAGTCATGCCGCTGGGCAGCAAGACCTGGCTCAAGATCACCGATCCGGCAGAGGGTGTACTGGTCCGGTCCTCGGACTTACTGCTGGATTCCGGAACGCTGCAAGCCTTCGAGGAGGAACGCGATCTGCTGCGGCGCCCGGCTTCCACCATAGGGGCCAGCCCGCGCTACGATTGGGACGCGATGTACGCGTGGCTGACGTGGTTCCTGTTCGAAAAGGGCGTGCCCGACACCCAGACCGCGCTGGTCACGCTGGTGCAGGACTGGTTCGTCCAGAACTCGAAGTCGGGCGAGGTGCCGGATGAAAGCACCATCCGCAAGCGGCTGTCCTCGCTCTGGCGCAGGCTGCGCGGCGAGGATGCCGCGTGACGGTCAGGCCGATTTCGGAAGGTCGGCCCCGTCCTGTGCCGCGTCATGCACGAGGCGCGGCCGCGGGCGCAGGAGGCTGGCCACCGTGTCGACGCCCGCCCGGAGGGGAGAATCCATCAGGTGCGCATAGCGCTGGGTGGTCTGCATCTGGCTGTGGCCCAGAAGCTTGCCGATCATTTCCAGCGATGCGCCGCCACTGACCAGAAGCGAGGCAAAGGTGTGGCGCAGGTCGTGGATGCGGACGTCGGCCAGCCCGGCGTCCTTCTGCACCTTGGCCCAGAAGCGGCGGATTTCGCGCACCGGTTGGCCCACGGTGTCGCCGGGGAAGAGCCACGGATTCCCGCGTGGCACCGCCTGCTGGCGCAGCCGCACGATGGCCGCGACGTCCTGTGAAATCGGGACGCGATGGATCTTGCGCTGCTTCGTGGTCGAGGCGGGTTTCGACCAGATGGCATAGTCGAGGTTGAACTGTTCGAACCGCGCGGTGCGAACCTCGCCCACCCGCGCGCCGGTCAACATGCACATGCGGATGATCGCCGCGGCGCGCTGATCCTCGGCGCCATCCAGCACGGTCGCCAGTCGAGTCAGCTCTTCGGGCGACAGGAAGCGCTCGCGGGCATGTTCGATGCGACGATGGAACCCCTGCGCGGGGTTGTCCGTCCGCCATTCCCATTCCATGGCCAGCGTGAACATCTTGCGCAGCACCTCACCCATGCGGTTGGCGCGGATCGGGGTGGGCTTGTGGCCCTGCAGTTTGCGGGCCCTGTTATTGGGTTTCGCCTTGCAGGGGCGGGGGCGGCCCTCGGCCACGAAATCGAGGAACTTCGCGACGTCGGTCTTGGTGATCTCCGTCACCAGCCGGTTGCCCCAGGCCGGTTCGACCATCTTCTTCAGCATCGAGACCTGGTCGCCCGCATTCGTCTTGGCCAGTTTCGGCAGATGCTCCGCGATGTAGCGGTCGATCATGTCCGTGATCCGCGGGGCCCCGCGCCATTCATCCCGCGCCGCCAGAGGATCCTGTCCCTCGTCGATGGCGCGGCGCAGTTCCTTGGCCCGTTCGCGCGCGGCCGTGACGCTCCACTCCGGCCAGCGCCCGATGGTCATCCGCCGCTGCCGCCCGGCGTGCCGGTAGTCGATGGTGAAGGTCCGCGCGCCCGAGGCCTGCACACGGGCGGCGAAGCCGATCACCTCCGTGTCGAATATCTGATAGCTGACGCCGGGCTTGGGTTCCGCCTCGCGCAGGGTTTTCTCATTCAGTTTCAGTCTCTTGACCATCCATCCCGCCTCCAAGTCCTGTGACACAGGCGTAGACCCGCGCCACTATCAAGTCGGACCACGAGGCAGGGACCGGAATACAGGCGGAAGGTGGAATTGCGCGCCGGTGGCAATTCCGGACAGGAAGAACAAGGGGTTGGGCGAACTGGCCCAGCGCGCGGGACAGGGAGCAGACGGAGGCACGCCACCATCTGTACCCATCGTTTGATCGGGGTCCGCCCATGGGGTAATCCTGTCGGCACGCTCCCAATCGCGAAACTGCCATGCCCAGCGCCAAGCCCCCGAGAAACCTGACGCCAGTGCTGTGTCAGCGCCTGCAAGCCGAGATGCTGAAGGCCTGTGAGGCTGTCGCCGCCCGTCATGGCCTGGTGGTCGAGCCGCGGAACATCACTGCCGTTGACCTGCGCTGGGGGTTTGATGCCACCTTTCGCGTGTCGATCCCCCTGCCGGACGGCTCAGCCCTCGACCTTGGGCGGTTGCGGTTCGAGGCGCTGGCTGAGGCACTTGGGCTTTCCCCCGCCGATTACGGCCGCCAGTTCAGCACAGGGCGCGAGCAGTTCCGCGTCACCGGCATCGACCCCCGCCGCCCAAAATACCCGGTGTCAGCCGAGCGAATCCCCGATGGCCAGGGCTTCAAGTTCACCGCAGAACAGGTGGCACTGCTGCTGCAGAAGAGGATGAAGGATGTTGCGCCGAAGAGGTAG